ATGCAAGTTTTAACCAGGTGGGAACGGACACGGGTCGGTTTAGTAGCGCAGACCCAAACATGCAAAATATACCGGCCAGGAACAAGGATATTAGGCAGATGTTTGTTGCTTCCCCTGGGTATTGTCTCTTATCTAGTGACTATTCACAACAAGAGCCAAGATTGACTGCCCACATGAGTAGGGATGAAAAACTAATCAATGCCTATAAACAGGGAAAAGACCTTTATGTAGAGATTGCCTCCATTGCTTTCCACCTGCCTTATGAGGATTGCATGGAGTTTAGGCTGGATGGTACGTATAATCCAGAGGGAGCCGTTCGCAGACAAAGGTCAAAAGCAATAGTTTTGGGCGTTTGCTATGGGAAGGGAGTTCCAGCTATTGCGGAGGATTTGGGAATAAGTAGGGAAGAAGCTCAAAAAATTTATGACCAGATTATGCGAGCATTCCCGGGCCTTGAAAGGTTTATGATTGAAAGCCAAAACATGGCCAGGGAATTGGGGTATGTTGATACAGTTTGGGGAAGGAAAAGGCGATTACCTAATATGCAACTAGAACCATACGAGTTTTCCTATTCTGGAAAGACACCTGCAAACTTTGACCCCCTAGCCTTTGACCAGGAAGTGAGTAATGAGGTTCCAGAAGGGATTAAGCGTAAATACACAGCAATGCTCAATAGAGCGTCCTGGAGTGAAAAGCAAAGAATTATTGCCCAGGCACGAAATGAGGGTATTATCATTAAAGATAACAGCAGTCTCATTGCAGAAGCTACAAGACAGTGCGTAAATAGCAGAATTCAAGGCAGTGCGGCGGACATGACAAAGAAGGCTATGCTTCTTGTAGGCAATGACGCTCAATTGAAAGAATGGGGTTTTAGGCTTCTTCTAACAGTTCATGACGAGCTTATTGGGGAATGCCCTAAGGAAAATGCAAAGCAGGTTGCGGAAAGATTCTCAGCCCTGATGCTTGAAGCGGCCAAGGATTTAGATGTACCAAGTAAGTGTGACGTAGTAATAACCGAAAGATGGTATGGAGAGCCTTTAGAAATAGACTAAAGTTTCTATATAATGGTTGGAGGTGCTTAGCGTGGGGTTTGATTTATATTTTGCTGGAGCGGTTATAGAAGAAGTAACTGATTACCTAAAGGAATTAGGGGTATGCAAACTGTTTTCACAACTAACAGAGCGTAGGGATATCAATAGCTGGGCAGATGCTATGAGGAAGGGTGAAATAAGTAGTAAGCTATTTGTTGACTCAGGAGCATATACAGCACACACAAAGGGGGCTCTGTTGGATGTCGATGAGTATATAGAATATATTAATAGCCTTGATGATGCACTGACATTGTTTGCCCAGGTTGACCATATTCCAGGAAAGTTTGGGGTTCCTAGAACTCGACAAGATATCTTAGAAGCACCAAAAAAATCGTGGGAAAACTACTTATACATGCGAAAGCGGGTAATTAGCCCTCATAAACTCCTTCCAATCTTTCACCAGGATGAGCCTTTTGAGTGGTTACATAACATGTTAGAATGGAGGGATGAGGAAGGAAGGCCTATTCCATATATTGGAATTTCTTCTTCTAAGGATAAGGCACCAAAGTATAGAGAGGACTGGTACTGGAAGGTTTTTTCTATAATACAAAAAAGCTCTAACCCCAATGTAAAAACTCACGCTTTTGGAACATCGTCAACTAAGCACCTAGAGCTGTTTCCTTTTACAAGTGCCGACGCAACTTCTTGGATTCAGACCGCTGTGCATGGATCTATTGAAACGGACTTTGGTACCATAACGGTAAGTGGGGTGCAGGAAAACAGCAAAGAGCACATTAAGCATTGTCCGATAAGCTTCAAGGCGCTGAAAGAATATGTTGAATCTTTTGGGTTTGAGTTGAACAATTTAATTTACGATACAGATGGCCGAAAAGCTTATGCGGAAAGAATGAAATTCAACGCAGCTTATCTAAAACGATGGGCTGATAATTACGAATATAAAGGACCAAAGAGTTTTATAAATAGGGGGCTATTTTAGATGAAGAAAGTTTTATTGTATAGCGGTGGGATGGATAGTTGGCTCATTAGTAAAATTTGGGATCCGGACGTGTTGTTATATGTGGATATGTGCACGAAATACTCCAAAGCAGAGATTGAGCGACTCCCTAAGGATGTTATCATCGAAAAACTAGATTTGAGTAAGTGGGAAAGACCTGATGCAATTATTCCTCTACGAAATTTGTATTTGATAATGGTTGCTACCAATTACGGGGATGAGATTTGTCTTGGAGCAACTGCTGGAGATCGTGTTCTAGATAAGTCCTTTGAGTTCGCAGAAAAGGCAAGTGATCTTCTATCCTTTTTATACAGTAAGCAACACTGGACTGAGGGGCGGACTATTAAGGTCAATCTTGACTTTAAGAATCTAACGAAAAAGGAGCTTCTGATCAGGTATTTGAATCAAGGAGGCAGTCTTGCAGAAGCGGCTAATAACTCTTTTAGTTGTTACGAACCTATTTTGGACGAATCTGGGCGTTGGTCTGAGTGTTGGCAATGTAAGCCTTGTTTCAGAAAATATGTTTCTTTCAGAATACTTGGGCATGACTTCGGTGCGAAGGCGGACAGGTTGGTGAAAGAGTATCTTGATACCGAGATTATTCCCAGTATCTTGGCAGGTAATTATGGTCGTGCAGATGAGGAAAAGGATATATTGGAAGTTTACGAACAACTTTGTCAAACAGTTTAGGAATCCATTCGGGATTCTATATAATAGTAGAAAGGAGGGTAGAGGTACTGATTTCGGTTTTAACTCAAAAAATATATGAAAGGTAGGAAACACCTATGAAAAAAACCACTAACATCAGCATGTTGCAGTTAGTTTTGACAGTGGCATCAGTTGCCGCTGTGCTGGTAAGTAATGTTATCACAACAAGACAAATTCAATTGCCTTTTGGTATTGTAATGAGTGGAGGCGTTTTTATATTTCCTTTCGCCTATATACTATCAGATGTGTTTTCTGAAGTGTATGGGTACAGATGGAGTCGGATAACATGTCACCTGGGGTTTGCGGCAAATTTGTTCATGGTAGTAGTGTTTGCTGCGGTGTTGGCAAGTCCGTATCCCAGCTATTGGGAACATGCGGAAGCTTTTCAAACAGTTTTAGGAGAAACCCCAAGAGTTCTAGCAGCTTCGTTAGCCGCATTTTGGTTAGGGGATCTTGTTAACGACGTTGTGTTTAGAAAAATGAAGGAGAAGTATCCCAAAACGCACAAAGGGTTCAGAAGCAGGGCGATTATATCAAGCGCCTTTGGGGCTGTTATAGATAGTTTTGTGTTTATGACAATAGCCTTTGTAGGCAAAATGCCCCCAGAGGTTCTCACAGTAAGTATACTTAGTAAAGCGGGTATTAAAATCGGGTACGAGTTTTTAATATTACCCATCACGCACAGGATAATGCTTATGGCCTCCAGGTATGAGAATAGGGATGCGGCTTAAAATGAGTGTAGAGATTTGGGGAATCGTTGCTACCTTGTTCGTACTAACATCCTTCCTTTGCAATGAGGAAAAATATATTCGGATGGTTAATATTATCGGAGCTTTAATCTTTGTGGGCTATGGGCTTGCTCTGCAAGCCCATAGCGTCTGGATATTAAATGGCATTCTTGTAATTGTGCATGTTTGGAAATTAGTAAAAATGAGGAGGCAAAGAGTGTGAAGGTAAGGCTGAATACTTTAGTTTTGCAAGCGCTTATGGATAAGGCAATCAAAGGGGCCTCGCAGAACAAAATGATTCCTTTGACCAGCTTGCTTGAAATTGAGCTAAAAGAGGGAGCGCTAACTCTAACCACGACCGACGCAACAAATACTTTGAAGGTGTTTGCAAAAGGAATTAAGGGTGATGACTTTAGGGTTGTTGTTCCAGCAGACTTGTTTCATAAGCTCGTTTCAAAGGTAACGACGGAGCATATCATTCTTGAACTGAAAGAAAATTCGCTTGAGGTTGTGGGTAATGGAACATATCAGCTAGATTTGTTACTAGATGAAGATGGCACTTTGGTAAAATTCCCAGAGTACGAATTTAAGGAGGAAGGAGAGCCTACTAAACTCAAGCCAGAAACAGTTAAAACTCTTTTGACAAGTAACAAAGCGGCTCTTGCCCAAACCATGGAAAATCCAGCTTTAACGGGTTATTATTTTGGGGATCAAATTATCACTTCCGACACTTTCAAAATATGCGGTCAGGCAGAACGGGTTTTCGAGAAACCAACCCTTCTGCCAGGGGAGCTTGTGCACTTACTCAGTCTTTGTGGGGACTCCGAAATTGATATTTACAGGGATGGGCAGCAGTTGTTGTTTAAGGCTGGGAATGTTATTATTCATGGGTGGGAGCTAGATCTGTTAAGTGAATTTCCAGTTGAGGCTATTTCTAATTACTTGAATCAAGATTTTCCTTCTATGTGTAAAATTAACCGCAAGTCTTTTATGGAGGCGCTCGATAGGCTTGCTCTATTTGTTAGCCCCTATGACCGGAATGGCGCTTATTTAACGTTCACAGATAAGGGGTTACAGATAACTAGTAAACAAAAGAATAGTGATGAACTCTTGCCTTATAAAGAAAGCAAGAACTTCAAAGACTTTGTTTGCTATGTTGACATTTTAATGTTGGATGATCAAGTTTCGGCGCAAACAGGGGAAGATTTGGAGTTGTGGTATGGGCACGAAACAGCGCTGAAGATGGTGTCTGGAAAGGTTACACAAATTGTTGCTCTGTTATTAGATGAAGAAGGTGCAGTATAAATGAGCAGGCAAACGCTCAAAAACATTTACCGAATGATTGAAGAAGCCACGAAGGAGATTCCCTTAGAGGAATCCTTCGTGGCTGATATCAATGTAGCGATTCAAAAGCTAGATGAACAAAATACCAAACTACCTTCCACCAGCTATAACCCGTCATCTCTTGTATGTGTAAGGAATATGTATTTTAAGGCAACCAATGCACCGCAGGATGAGCGAAAAGCAAGTCCTGAGCTTATAGGTATGGGAGAAGTGGGGACATATAGGCATGAGCGGCTTCAAAGGGCTATTTCAGAAATGAAGCGGTTTGGAATTGACTGTGAATGGATTTCAGTCCCTGACTTTATAGAGTCTAGAAAACTAACTGACTTAGAAGTAATAGGTCAGGATGGGTTTGAAACCTTGGTGCATCACAAGCGTCTAAACATGAGGTTCAAGTGCGATGGGATCATTAGGTATAAGGGCCAGTATTTTATTCTTGAAATAAAGACGGAAAGCATTTATAAGTGGCAGAACCGTCAGGGGGTGGCTGAAGAGCATATTGCTCAGGGAGTTGCATACTCGACCGCCTTTGGGATTAACCAAGTAATGTTTTTATACGAGAACCGGGATACGTGCGCGAAGAAGGCTTATATTTTAGAGGTTACTGACGAAATGAAAATGAATGAGGTGATTGGTAAAATAGAGGAAGCAGAGTATTATGTCAAAAAATTAGTACCTCCACCAAAACCAACAGACTTGCCTAGAAACACTTGCGCCTACTGCCCCTATAAAACGGAGTGTCAAAGGGTGGGAGCTTAATGAGCAGAGGTAAGAAATTCGAGCAGGTGGTGAGAGAAGCCTTTGAAAAGAACCCAAGCATTTCCATTGATAGACTACCAGACCCTACAGGAGGCTACTTAGGGGTTAGAAATATTTGTGACTTTATAGTTTATAAATATCCTTTTCAATTATATTTAGAATGTAAAGTACAGCAGGGAAACACCCTTAATTTTGAGTCACGAATAAGTGATAACCAATGGAATGGGCTCCTTGAGAAGTCAAAAATCCCTGGGGTTGTTGCGGGGGTGTTGGTTTGGTTTATAGATCATGATATAACCACCTTTGTGCCTATTCAGGAGTTAGAAATACTAAGGGATGGGCATGGGCAGAAATCATTGCATGTTGACCATCTAAATTTCAGAGATAATATACCTCTAGAGGGTAGGAAGAAGCGCGTATTTTTTGAATATGATGCTGAAGGATTTTTGAAATCGGTGAGTTCTTGGGCAAACAGATACTGGGCAAAACATATTAAATAGGGAGGGAAGTAGGGATGGTTAAAAAAGGTGTTATAGCCTTAAGTCAGGAAATCGAGTCCAAAAAGATTTTGGAACTCCAGGACAGAATTGACGCCAACTCCAGGCTATTGGATGATATTGTTAATAGACTTGTTTCCGAATACTGCAAACCTTTGGATGATTATGTGACGTTTATTAAGAGCGTTTTGGACGATACAAATAATCCACCCACCGATTTAGAGTTGGATGATTTTATCTTAAACCTTCCTGTTCTGCTTTACTTTACAGGAGAGGCTCTAGAGAGTTTGGGTATCAGGGAAGATATCGCAAAGGCAATTAGGCAAGAACTTTATAACAAGGCCTTTGATAACGCAACTGGCACTATTGCAGATAAAACAGCTGAAGCTGAGTTAGCAGTACAAAATGAGCAAATAACTCAAATAGCCTACCAAAGGGCTTATCGGAAGGTAAAATTAAGGATGGAAGCCGGGTACGAATTGCTTCAATCTGTTAAAAAGGTTATTACAAGGCGTAGCTTAGAGTATGAGCTGACCAGGATGGACCCGTCAAGAATAGGGGGGCAATGATGAAGGATTATAAACTCTATCAAGGGGATTGTTTGGAGATTATGAAGGAGATTCCCGACAAATCTGTAGACATGATTCTTTGTGATCTCCCTTATGGCACAACCGCATGTCCCTGGGATATTGTTATTCCCCTTGAGCCTCTTTGGAAACATTACAAAAGATTAATTAAGCCTAAAGGGGCAATTGTATTATTCGGCTCGGAGCCGTTTTCCAGCCATTTGCGAATGAGTAATTTGGAGATGTACAAGTATGATTGGATTTGGGACAAGGTACGCCCTTCGGGATTTCAGATAGCTAAATACCGACCCATGCAGAGGCATGAAAAAATTTTAGTATTTGCCGCAGGAGGTGGGGCGCACAATTACTATCCTATTATGGAGCCAAGGCCCAAGCCCATAAAGGGTAGAGCGGTAAGTTCTAGCGATAGTTCCCCCCTTGCTTATAATGATGGAGAAGTGCGGGTATATGATGAGAAATACCCACAATCAATTCTCAGATTTGTTAAAGACAGCCAACCTGTTCATCCAACACAAAAACCAGTTGCCCTTTGCGAGTATTTAATAAGGACCTACACCCAAGAAGGAGAAACAGTTCTTGATAATGCAATGGGCTCAGGAACAACTGGGGTTGCTTGTCTTAAAACGAAACGAAAGTTTATCGGGATAGAGCTAGAAGAAAAATATTTTAAGATTGCAAAGGAGAGAATTGAGGCGCAGGCACAACTTGAAAGGAGTAGATTATTTTGAGTAAGCTTGACCAATTAATAAAGGAATTTAACCGTGAGGCAAAAGAAATCATAGTTGCCAGAGGTATTAAACGAGTTACTACAAATAAGATACCTTTTTCAAGCCCGAGAGTTAACTATATGCTTTATGGCGGATTGCCAAGGGGAAGGCTTATTGAGTTCGCTGGGGAGGAGGGTGGAGGCAAAACAACCACCGCTCTTGATATAGTAGCTAATGCCCAAAAACTATTCTTGCAAGAGTGGGAACAAGAAGTTGGAAAGTTGCAGGCTATTGAAAAGCCTACCAAAGCCATCTTAGATGATTTGCAATATTTGCAAGAAAGAGGGCCGAAGCAGGTGGTTTACGCTGATTGTGAAAATACACTTGATGAAGAATGGGCTCAAAAACTTGGCGTTGATTTGGATAATGTTGTAATAATTCGTCCTATGAGCCAAACAGCAGAACAGATTTTTGAAATGATTTTACAGATGATTGAAACAGACCAGGTGGGATTGGTTGTTATCGATAGCCTGGCCGTTATGCTATCACAACAGGCGTATGAAAAAGATATGACTGAAAGGACATATGGCGGAATATCCATGGCACTGACCCTTTTTAGTAAGAAAGCCGAAATGTTGTGTGCCAGACATGATTGTACTATTATCGGAATTAACCAATTAAGGGAAAACTTGAACAGTCCTTACGGGGGAACAATCACTCCTGGAGGCAGGGCGTGGCGGCATGCTTGCAGTGTTAGGTTGGAATTTCGGAAGGGTAGCTTTATTGATGACAAAGGAACCGAACTTAGGCGTTCAGCCGAAACTCCGGCAGGCAATTTAGTGCAGGTACATATTGCAAAAACCAAGGTATGTAAGCCGGACAGGAGAACAGGGTTTTACACCTTAAATTATGATTACGGTATTGACGCAGTTGCCGATTTAGTCGACACTGCGATTCTCTATGGATTTATTAGGCAGGCTGGAGCATGGTTTACTTTTGTTGATGGGGATACAGGTGAGGTAATAATGACAGAAGAAGAGAAGCCTTTGCAGATACAGGGGCGGGCGAATGTGATTGATTATTTAAAGGCGAATAAAGCTTTTTGGGACAAGTTAGGTGGATGGGTTCAGCGGGAAATTATGGGGGCGTAAGCTGCCCCTATTTTTTTTATTTTATTTTCAAAAAAGCTTGACATTCACCCGTACATACTATATAATTATAATTGAAAGAAAGGAGGTTACACCATGAAAACTGTGTTTAGCAGAGCAAAAGTAAAGTCTTGGATCAAGAAGGCCCACAAGCGCCATTCATTCGGCTACGGCCACGGTTATATCACTGATGGGTATGTCGTGCTGGTAGATGAGCCGCATATGCACCCAACTATCTTGGAGGTATGCGGCACGCTAACCCCTGAGTGCCGGTACTCTGCCGAAGCATTCCAGAAGCTGATAACCCTGCCGGATAAAGCAATCGAAGTGATCGACAGTCAGTTAGAGTATGCACCTGATACGAAGCCCCGGCTGCGTATCTTCTACGATCCCAGAACCGGGAGAGAGATCACGATCGACGGTATATATTTTAATCTTCTTGACGATCCAAAGGCCTATAAATTTTACACTAACAATGAAATGGCCATGTTATGGATCACGTATGATGATACCGTTGTAGGAGTAATCGCACGGTTTAGGCTGCAGGATCAGCAGCTTTCGCACATTAGCTTTAAAACAGAAGAGGGTACGGTGGAACATCTTGACAACTAAGCGCAGAGTGACGGGGCGTAAGCCCCGGTAATGCGGGAGCCGGTTAAAAGCCGGTTGCGGTCACAACCCCGCAAAAACTATAACCCGGAAAGGAGAAAAAGGAAATGCTGGAGCTGTTGAAAAATTACCCAGGAAATCTAAAAGTTAACGGTAAGGAGTTTGAAAATATACTTCAAGCAATTCAGGCCTTTGGTGAGTATCAGGGCAGGTTGGTGATTGAATTAAACACAAATACTGCCACACCAACCCAACCCCCAAGGCAGGAAGTTGAAGAGGGTAAAGAAACGGAGTATATCATTAAGGTTAAGCAGTACATGACCAGGCCTGCAAGCCCTTCCTTTGACTTCATGGATAAGTGGAATAATGGAGTGCCCATGCCCATGAGAATTATGGTGGGGAAGAAGTTAAAGGAAACTAGGGGAATGGTTAAAATGGAATTGAGAGGTGAGATAGTTCAAGAAGTTAATCCTATTTGCATGAAATGTGGTAGAACCCTAACAAATCCAGTTAGCCAATATTTCGGAATCGGCCCCGAATGTGGGGGACACAACTACATAAACCCTTTTGAAACGGATGCCGAATTCAAGCAAGCTGTTGCAGAAACCAGGAAACAGTTACAGAACATAACTTGGACAGGGTGGATTATCAAATCAGCCATCGAGGAACAAAAAATATGGAAAGGTTAGCCCTTCCCTCTTTGATAATTGAGGTTAGTTTTCTATATAATTAGTGAGGAGGTATAAATTATGGAACGAATCATATGTCGGAATTGTGGTAAGGTTTACAATGTAATTGAGGAAATGGTCGGGCAATGTAATGATTGCGACCCCTTTTGCGATGAGGAAATGATGTTGGAATTTTTTGGGGAACCAGAATATATGGAGGTAGATGTAGATGAGTACGAGAAAAGTAAGTAAAAAGATGGAAGCCCGCCTAGCAAAAACGCTAGGCGGGAAAAGACAGTCAAATAGCGGTGCAACCCCCTTTCAAAAAGGGGATATATTAACAGATTTATTTGCAATCGAAGCTAAAACAAGTATGACCCCCAAACAATCTATTTCCATTCGGAAGGAGTGGTTGGATAAGATTAGGCGGGAAGCGTTTGCGATGGGGAAACCTTATAGTGCAGTAGCCTTTGATTTTGGGACTAGGTTTTTAGGAAATAAGGAAACTTTTTATATAATAGACGAACAGCTTTTTATAAAACTGTGCGAGAAACTGGGGGAAGAAAATGCTTAGAGAAGAATTGGTTGAAGGGTTGATGGAAGATTTTATGAAAGAGCCTGTAAAAGTTTTATTTGAGTTTGATGGTAAATGTGAAACTGTGCAAATTGTAGGGAGAGCGATTGCGGTAAAGGCGGCTATTATGACAATACTTTCGAAGTTAGCCGACTATGATGAAATACCGCTCGTTACCCTTATAGAGGAATTCTTGACCGTAGCACAAATAACGCATAGGTAGCTGGGAGAGATAAGAATGAAAGCGCTCGCCTTAAAATATAGACCAGAGACTTTTGATGACGTTGTGGAGCAGAAGGCAATCAGGCAGATCTTGCAGGAACAGGTTGCTACCAAAACCCATAAACATGCTTACCTATTCACAGGTGGGGCAGGCACAGGCAAAACAACCTGTGCTCGAATTCTTGCCAATGAAATAAATGCAGGAAAAGGAAAGCCGATTGAGATAGATGCCGCCTCAAATAATGGTGTAGACGATGTTCGGGAGATTATAAATGACGCCAAGTTCAAGGCCTTAGATTCCGAATATAAGGTTTATATCTTAGATGAATGCCATATGTTCAGCACGGGGGCATGGAACGCCATGCTGAAATTAATCGAAGAACCCCCGGCTAAAACTATATTCATTTTTTGCACAACAGATCCACAAAAGATACCCGCAACTATCCTTTCTAGGGTGCAGAGGTATGATTTCCAGAGAATCACCTACCATGGTATATTAAATCGACTCATTTATATCATGGAGGATGGAGAAGGGCGGCAATATGAAAGAGCTGCTTTGGAATATATAGCCAAGTTAGCAGAAGGCGGTATGCGGGACGCCATAACCATGCTGGACAAGTGCCTAAGTTTTTCTAAGGATGTGTTAACACTTAAAGATGTGGTTGAGGCTCTTGGTACGGTTGATTACGATACTATGTTTGAAATTTTGGAATTTCTTTTAGCACGTAAGACTGCTCCGCTGTTGGCTAAAATTGATACTATTCACAAGTCGGGAGCAGATCTCAAGCAATTTATGAAGCAATTTGGTTGGTTCGTGCTAGATGTATGTAAGTACCAGAAATTGGGCAATTTTGAATACTTGCAGATTCCCGAAATTTATGAGCGGCAGATGAAGCAGTTGATGGAATTTCAAGAGGGCGATCCTTTAGAAATACTGCATAAAGTGTTGGAAGTGAACAATCTGATTAGGTGGGAGGCTAATGCTAAAGCATTAATCGAAGCTAGTTTTATCTTGCATTGTGAGGGGGTTAGGGGGTGATAGGCCAGAAAAGAATTCTTGCAGATCTGGAGGTTTTAGGAGCAAGGTTTCCACGATTTTCAATCTTCGTGGGACCTGTTGGAAGTGGTAGGAAGTTAATCGCTCAAAGGGTTGCCAAACAATTACAGGCAAACTTGGTGATTCTTGAAACAAGAGTAGATGCAATTAGGGAAGCTATAGATATGGCATATAAGCAGAAGAATCCTGTGGTATACCTTATTCCAGACGCGGATAACATGAACAGCGCGGCAAAAAATGCTCTGCTTAAAGTGACAGAAGAACCACCGAGACGAGCCTATTTCATTATGACCTTGACAGATATTGAGAACACTCTTCCAACCCTCACAAGTAGAGGCACGGTATTTCATCTCGCCCCTTACACGGAGCAAGAACTCCGGGAGTATGCAGAAAGGTACGATGTGAAGGATGACCAGGCCTTAGATATTCTTGTTAATGTTTGCATTACTCCTGGGGAAATAGATCGATTGGTTGGAACTGATATTTTGGGATTTTATGAGTATGTAAAAAAGGTAGTTGATAACATCGGGAAAGTTAGTGGGCCTAATGCTTTCAAGATTGCCCAAACCCTAAAGTTTAAGGATGGGGAGCCTGGATACGATGTTATTCTCTTTTTAAGAACTGTCATTTACTACTACCATAAACAAGCCCTTGCTATGGAAGGTGATCCCTTACGGTTATTCAAAAGTATATGTATAACAAGTGAGTGTCTGAGGGCTATGGGCTACAATGGCATAAACAGGCGGAGCTTGTTTGATATATGGATACTAGATATGAGGCAGATTTGGAGGGAGTAGAGTGGACGAGTGTGTTGCTTGTGGTAGGTATGTTCCAGAAGGTAGGCAAATTTGTCCTCTTTGTGAAAGGGGTGAAGTACTGTGCAGTTACCAGAGTTACAAAGGCAGTTGGTGCAAAAGGTTGTTCAACCGTTTTATGTATTTGTGGGGGAAGAAGTGGGGATTATGGACATCTACATGCAAAAGATCGCGGAAGTAGCTGGAGCTGATCTTAAACGAGTCGATTGCCTAAAGGATATATTCGCAGGCCTTCGGGCTCATTCATTCCTTTCCAAGCCCACTTGTTATGTGATAAGGGACGACAAAGATTTACTAAAACAGAATGAATCTGTTTGGCAGGGATTGCAGATGGGAGTAACCCAAGGCAAAAATATTATAATTCTCGTTTACACCTCTTTAGACAAGCGGACAAAATTCTATAAAATGAACGAAAGCATAATTACAGAATTTGTAAAGCTGTCTGGGGAAATCCTTGCTAAGTATGCTAAAAAGGAAATAGGGCTGAATGAAAAATATGGATATGATTTAGCTCATAGAGCCAACTTGGATTACAGTCAACTAATGTTAGAGTGCGATAAGCTGAGAATATTATCCCAGGTTAGGGGAGTGTCTATAGATGAGGCTTACAGGCAAGCTATTGCAGAAAAACTTATTTATACAGCTCCTCAAGATGTGATTTTTGATTTTGTAGATGCCTTTTGTAAAAGACAGGCAAAAAGAGCCTTTGAGTTATGGGCAGAATTACAGGAATTAGGTAGTAATCCTTTGGGGGCACTTGCGCTATTATATAACAATTTCAAGGCCATGCTTCTTGTATCTGGAGGAGGGAGTAACCTTGTGCAACGGACGGGATTAACTCCTTGGCAGATTAAAAACGCTCAAGAGAAGGGCAACAATTATAGTGTGTGGGAATTGGTACAAGCTCTTAGAACTTTGCAAGGCATTGAGCAAGGAATTAAGACCGGGAGAATAGAGGCGGCTATGTCTATAGACTACGCTTTGATATCAATACTTTAGGAGGGATCAAATGAATCCTTATGCGGTTTGTGATAAGTGCGATCATGTATTTTATCCCCAACTACAAGACCAGGATGATAAGATGTTTTTTACATGCCCCAAGTGCCATGAGTTCTATTTAGTTCTTGATTACCGCGATTTGGTTGAGTGTAATTGGTGCGGAAAATATGTACGAAAAACAGATGCCCTGGAACATATGGGTAGGTATTATTGCTCCGAGGATTGCTATGACGATGAGGGCTATTGGTATAGCTCTAATGGGGAGATATTAGAATGATGCCCGAACCCGAATATGATAAATGTGGTAGATGTGGACGTAGATTAAAAAACCCGGAATCAAGGCGGTTAGGTTTTGGGGCTGTATGTTATAGCAAAGTTCAAACAAAGCGGAAAAATGTACCATTATTCAGTATGGAGGCAAAGAATAATGAAAATGATAAGGCAGGAAAGGCGAAGACTGGAAAGAAGGGGCGTTGACAGGGCAGATTACTTCAGAAAGGAGAAGGTAAATGGATGAACTGCTGAGAACTTTGGACGATTATGCTAAGATAGTAAACAGAATGCGTGGGTATGGGTATATCGGAAATATCGGGGAGGGGGGCGCAAGACAATTCAGTTCGGATTATTTAGTAGCCCTGATTAAGACTGGTAATATTGAACCAGCAATAACCAAGCGTGATTGCGATGACTACCCCTATCGGATGGCGGTAAGGGTAGGCACGCACACTCTATACTGTCTGCTGAGTCAGGGAGAATATGATGCTTTGATTGAAGATGATATTTTAGCTGGGGAGCAGAGGAATTGAATAAGCAAGAACGGTCAAAACAACTTGAAGCCCTCGTTCAGGAACTTGTGGAGGCGTTGAAACACATCGAGCGTTTGACGGAGCTGGTCTGGCAAGGTGTAGGCCCCGTAACCGCAGAAATACGACTTGCGGTGGAAGGAGCTTTAGAAAAAGCCAAGGAGGCGCTAGGAGATGAGATTAAGTGATCACGACATGGTGAACGCTATTAAAGCTTTTGCAGGTTGGTGATATGGATGCCTAGGTGGTCCCTATTTGCGCGCTTTCAAGCTCTTTTCGAGCGGTGTCAAGACGTGGTCACCCAAGTATGGGGGATAGATCTGAATATTCGGGATTGGTCTGACCAGTTCAGCGAGATCCTGCGGCTGTTAGAGCAGATGGACATGGTGGCTTATGGAGAGATAGAGACGATAATTACAGAGTTTGAGAGGCAATTTTCCATTTTGAGCCAGCGGATTGCAGACAGTGATGCTGGCGGAGAAGCTTTGCTTACTTTTGTAAGCGAACTCCCTGGGAACTTTAGGAACCTGCTTCGAATCCTGAGCACGCAAGGTACTAGGGGGTGAATAACTTTGATTAGGATAAGGGCTCCGCCCATAGCATCACGAGGATGCAATTCAGCGAGGACTGGGTATCCAGAAGTACTGGCAAGTTTATCTGCTAATGGTGTGCGGGGAAAATATACCATAACATAACTTTAGGAAAAGAGGGGGTCCACTTGCTCCCTTCTTTTTTTTAGAAAAAAAGTTGAAAAACCCCTTGACTTCTTCTCTAATATCCTATATAATTATAATTGAAAGAAGGGAATCAAAGGAGGGAGCTGAGGGATGAGATTAAGCGACCGTGACATGGTGAACGCCATTAAAGCTTTTGCAGATATAGAAATAAGAGTTTGTAATCGTTGTCAGAATATCTACAGGCCCAGCAATGGAGGCTACACCGATAACTACATCAAGTTATGCGATGAATGCCTAAAGGAGGTAGGCGCAATTCGGGTGGAAAGCCTCACTAAAGAACTTATACACGCTCTTGAGCAACATGAAGCATGGGAAAACGCTTTCATAAGCGGTGCCTTTGAAAGTTTTGAAGCCGCTTACGAGGCTTATGAGACGACCCGAAAAATCCGCACCGAAACACTTGCGAAGGCCAGAAGGCTATTAGGTGATATGTATGTCTAAGGGAAAAGAAAAGAGGGGACCCACAGGCTCCCTTCTTTTTTTTCTTTTTTTTAGAAAAAAAGTTGAAAAAACCTCTTGACTTTTTTCACTACATACTATATAATTATAATTGAAAGAAGGGAAACAAAAATAGGAAAACGAGGGGGAAATGGAAAATGACAAGAACAGGGCTGACGGTACAAATTCACAAGGGAAGCAATTCAATGGGCGGCATATACATTTATGAGGAAGTTATTACAGGCACAGTTGTTAAGGTCAATAAAAAATCTATTCGAGTTCACATGGTGCATGCTAAAAGTATAGTAAACGGTAAGGTTACAAGTAAATATGACATGAACGAAACTGCAACATTTGAGTTCTGGAAAACAATTGAAAACAAACAATTCGGCAAAAACGCTGGTAAAACAGTCAGTATTTACAAGAATAAAAAATATGGCATCATCGAAATCGCCCACTAATTAGTAAAGTGAGAATGAGGCCCGCCGGGAGCCTCTAATTCCGGTAAACACCAAGAAGGAGGAATAAAAAATGACAATGACAAGAACATTCAATTTCAACGGAGATTGCAGGACTTACACAGTAGAGAAGGAAATGGAAATAAGGGATGTATGGTCAATATACAGGTTTACAAAGGTCAAAGAATTAAGAGATTATATATGCCAGATAACCAAGAAAAATGCTGGAGAAACATACACAATGCTAATTCACGAGGAGCAAATCAAGGATATGTACCCTAACGTATATGAAAGGTTAATACTTAGCCTAAACTAAAAAGGGGAGGCCGGGAGCCTCTAATCCCGGTAAAATACCAAGAAGTAGGAAAATAAGGAGGAGATGGAAAATGACAAAAGCAGAAGCTGCCGAGAGGTTGTGGGAAATAGCGGAGGAGATTTACGACAAGTTGGATGAGATGGAAGACATTTTAAAGGAGGTAGCTCCAGGGGAACTTGAAAGGGCAAAGTTGTATTGGATGGCACACATCGATGGAGCTCTCCTAAGTCGCCAAGGATGGTTAGGAGGAAGCTTCATAAGTTTGGAGGATACCCTAGAAGCACTTGAAGAAGGGGAATTCGAGGAAGAAGAAGAATTCTAGCATGGGTGATAGGGGGCTTTGGAAAGAAAAGAAGGGACCTACGGGCTCCCTTCTTTTTTTTAGAAAAAAGTTGAAAAAACCTTTGACTTCTTCTTTGACTTCCTATATAATTATATAGGAAAATAAGGAGGAGAAGGAGGAGGCGTTGACATGACTGCGTTCTGGGTCGGGATGTTTGTTGTAGCTGTGATATTCTTGCTGTGTTTGGAGTCTCAAGGGGATGGCCGCCCCCACTTTTTTAGAAAAAAAAGTTGAAAAAAAACCCTTGACTTTTTTTGGTATATAGTATATAATTATAATTGAAAGAAGGGAAATACAAAAACAGGAAAACAAGGAGGGCCCGAAATGACAAGGACAAGAGAGAGCTTGATTACAGGTTTAGGGTTTGAGGAAGTCACCTGGGAAGTCCTAAAAGAGCTTGAGTCGAAAACAACTAAGGCGGCAAAAGCAGTGGTTAATAAAATCAACGAGCTGGACGGTTATAAAGTATATTCCAATAGCGACTTAAATACCTTCACCATACACTCACCTTTCCTGGTAACAAAAGAAGAAATAGGTCAGATAAAAAAGGTACTGAAGCGGGAGTATAAAAAGGTTGGAACGATTATGGATGAAAACGGGCTTTGGAGCGAATGGATTAAAAAATGAATGGCAGGTAGTCATATAAGGGAGGGAGAATTAACCCTCCTTTTTTTTATCCGTAAATATTTGACTTATTTACTTGACTTATTTGCATAAATCACTTATAATTAAGGAGAAGTACTATAATATTTTTTAAGGTCAAGGCGGGAGTTTGATATCATGAGCAAGTACGAAAGAGTGGGTGCGTGAAACTAAACGACTTTGAAGGCAAGTATGCCTGCTTTGAAAACGCACTTTCAAAAATTAAGAAAACGATATCCCAATGGTTTTGAAAAGCACAGGTCGGTGCATCGGGAGGGCTAGCCCATGACAGCAAAAGAGTATCTCAGACAAATAAGACGGCTCGATGAAGTAATTAACGTAAAGCTCGAGCAACTAGACGAATTGCGCAGTATGGCGGAAAGGGTAACCAGTGCCCCGCCCACCTTGGACAGGGTGCAGCCGGGCGGTGGTGACCAGGACAAGCTCGGTACGGTAGTGGCAAAGATTGTGGATCTGAGTAGCACCCTTGCCGACTTAGAAGACGAATTACTAAGTATGAGACAGCATGCCCTGGAGCTCATAAAGCGGATACCAGATAGCCGCCATAAAACGGTATTATACGACTATTATTTTAATCGCAAAACATGGGAGCAGATCGCTGTTGACATGGGTTTTACTTATCAGTGGGTGCGCCGATTACACGGCCGGGCACTCCAAGAGTTTGAAAAACTTTGGGAGAGTTGATAGAAGTTTATATTGCACCTGTGTTATAGTGTATGCGAGATGGTTTGGAAACGCAGCGCCGACATACCATCTTTTCTTTACCTCCTTGGTTTACCCCGGCCCACCTCCGCCGGAGTATTTTCATGGGAGCGGTGGCGGAAAAGGATACGCTAAAGCACGCCCTTAATGAGGCCGGCAAATAGGTGGCGGAAACAGGCTTGGGCTGGACGATCACCACCATGCGAGGTGCAAGTCCTCGCCCGCTCCATCTTAATTGCGAGGTGGTCTGATGAGTATACTTCCGCCAGGGTTCTACCGGGAGTGGAAAGAGAGATTGGGTCACGACATCCCTATAGAGGATTTGGAGGCAATGGCAGCTATTAACCAAATTGTGCTGAATTTGCGGTGGATGGAAAGCGTGCTAAGCCGGGCGAGGCTTTAAGGGAGGTGGAGGCTTGGCGGATTGGCATAAAGAGGCTTTGAGGTTACACACAGAACAAGGGCTTGGAGCCCGAAGAATTTCTGACGAACTTGGAGAGTCATTTAGTGCTGTCAACAGCTATCTTTATCGCTGGCGGAAAAAGAACCGCAAGAACGAGGAAATGAAGGATGATGCTGTCAATTTGCCCTACTCAAAAAGCGACTAGGTAAAGAACTAGGGGTCAGCAACGTTTGTGAAACATTGGGTATAAGCACAAGGGTGCTAGAAGCCACCGTCGAGGATTTACGAGAAGCCGGGTACATCATCACCCTTAATGGTGAGCGTGTCAAAATGCACAAAATCGCTCCAAGCAAGGAAAACGAACACGTATTGGACTGGCAAGGCGACCAAACTATCAGGTTTGGCGTAGTATCCGACACACACTTGGGGAGCAAGTGGCGCTTTGCATGATCGGCGTCAAGATGAGCCGGGAATGCAACAGACCCAAGAGAGATAATAGGGTGGATCTTGCAGGTTATGCGGAGACACTGGATATGGTAGTTAACTATAAGCACCTTTGAGTTGTTGTATTTTATGCAACAACCGGGGTGTTTTAAATTTAGGTTGCCTGCACACGTTCTACGCGTTCGGGAGGGGACTATACGCCTCCCGCCTCTCCCGCCAAAAACAACTAAGGAGGTGATTTGGGTGTCCAATCTTACACTAAAGCAAGAAAAATTTGTTCAAGAGTTAATTAAAGGGAAGTCGCAGAGGGAAGCATATAGAATCGCATACCCCAAGAGCTTGAAATGGGCTGATAACACCGTTGATTCGAGAGCAAGTAAATTGTTCAACAGTTATAAGGTCATTACAAGGTATAATGAGCTTCGTGACCGCCTCGTAAAAGAGGCAGAGGATGAATGCATCGTATCCGCCAAAGAGGTCTTATTAGAACTGAAAAAGATAGCGTTTGCAGATATTAAGAATTTTCTTACATTCAGAACAGAGAAGGTGTCAACCGGGGAAGATCCGGAGACGGGAGAACCATTAAACGAGTACACTCAAATCATCGAACTATTTGACAGTGACGAAGTGGACGGAAGCGTTATCCAAGAGGTTTCTTTGAACGCCAAAGGCACGTTCACGTTTAAACTATACGACAAGCTGAAGGCGTTAGATAAAATCGGGCAGCACCTTGGAATGTTTAAGGAGCTCAAAGAAATCACCGGCAAAGATGGAGGACCTGTCGAATTAAAGAGCTGGGTTGATTTGGTGGTGAAAGCACATGAAGGAGAGGCAGATCCTCCAGAAAGCCCAGCGTGACCCTGTTTGGTTCGTCGAGGAAGTTTTGAACGCTCACCCGTGGGAGAAGCAAGCGGAGATACTGCGGGCGGTCAGAGACTATCCCAGAACCGCCGTCCGGAGCTGCCACGGCGTCGGCAAGTCGTTCATCGCAGGCCAGGTGATACTCTGGTTCCTCTCCTGCTTCCCGTACTCAATCGTTCTGAGTACAGCTCCGACCTGGAGGCAGGTGGAGAAGCTGATCTGGAAGGAAGTGAGGGCTTCATACAGGAGGGCCAAGATACCGCTTGGGGGTAACCTCCTTCCCAAAAGCCCGGAGATTCAGATCGTCCAGGACGAGTGGTATGCTGCTGGCCTGTCTACGAATGAGCCCGACCGTTTCCAAGGCTTCCACGAAGAGAACATTCTGGTGGTGGTGGACGAGGCCGCGGGCGTGCCTGAAGAAATCTTTGAGGCCATTGAGGGTGTGCTTACTTCGAGTAACGCACGTCTTCTCTTGTTGGGGAACCCGACCAGCACGGCGGGGACATTCTTTCAGGCGTTCAGAGGCGGGGGCTGGAAGACGCTCAGCATATCCGCGTTTGACACGCCCAATTTCATGGCGTTTGGCATAACAGAGAGCGACATCGCTGCCGACACCTGGCGTAACAAGATCACCGGGCCTTTGCCAAACCCGAAGCTGATAACTCCGGAGTGGGTGGCCGATAAGTACAGACGCTGGGGGCCGGAGTCGCCGGCCTATATTGCGCGCGTTAAGGGTGAGTTTGCCCCAGAGAGCGAGGATACTCTCATCCCCTTGGCTTGGATCGAAGCGGCTATGGAGAGATGGCATGACATGGAGCACGGCGAACCGGTCGAACTCGGTGTGGACGTTGCCAGGTTCGGCAGCGACAAAACCGTCATCGGCGTTCGACACGGGTGGAAGGTCATCGCGCTCCACGACTACAGCCAGCAGGACACCATGGAGACCGCTGGCCGTGTGATTCAGGCGTACAAGGAGCACAGGGCCACCGATATCAAGATCGACGTCATCGGTCTGGGCGCCGGCGTGGCAGACAGGTTGAGGGAGCAAAGCGCCCCCGTGACCGAGGTCAACGTTGCAGAGAAGCCCAACGACCCCGAGAACTTCGACAACCTACGCAGTGAGCTGTGGTGGAACCTGCGGCAGCTCCTGGACCCGAATACCAAGATGAACCCTAACCCGATCGGTCTGCCGCCGAATGATGAACTCCTGGCCGACCTGTCCGGCATTAAGTACAAGATCAACTCCTCGGGAAAGATTGTGGTCGAGTCAAAGGCTGAGATGAAAAAGCGCTTAGGCCGCTCCCCAGACTATGGCGATGCGGTCTGTTTGTTGTTTGCGAAAGGGCGCAGGATGAACATCGACGCCTTGAGGGCACTTGCGAGCATAAAGATCTATCGCTAGAAGCGGGGTGAAAAGATGAGCTTCATAGGTGAGATGGTGAGGATACCTCGCAAGATAGCAGGAGAAATCTCCAGGCTGCGCCAAACGGTTCATCGATGGGGAATACGCATAGCCAGCTCTTCTCCGGGTGTTTACCAACTCCGTTCTGAACCTGTGGACTACCAGCTGGCGCGAGAGCTCTACGATAACACAAATGATGCATATAAGCTGGGCGCCGCCTTCGCCAAGCCGGTGATTAACACTACTGTCGGCTTCGTGGGCATACCCCGTTTTGTCAGCGAGGATGAAGATGCGCAAGCGGTGCTGGATGAGTTCTTTGGGGAGCACTCTTCACTGATGCAAATGACGCATCTGGGTGGGCTGAGGGATGGGGATTGCTGGGTCTGGCTTACCCGGGAAGAGTCCGAAGAAAACAGTGCGCTTTATCCCGAGGCCGTTGGCGGCAGGTTAGTCTATAACATAATTCCGCCCGAGAAGATACGGCTGCAATATCATCTATCCGGGTAAGAAGAATCCCGTCCAAGCACGGAACGGGAGTTGAACGGGAAATTAAATTGCATGATAAGATTCGTGCATTGGAGCTTTTAGGTAA